ATCTTGCTTGACAACCACACCAGCCGTCGTGATTGTCGCTTTCGCAGTCGCTCCCGTAAACACTTTAAGCGTGTCGGGAAGCGCGTTCGTACTTGAAATCAGCGTTGTCGTGCCCGTTGTCGGGGCACCAGAAAAGGCGACGTTTTGGGTATTGATGGTCGCGTAAGTGCTGCCGTCCACATTCTGGACAATGCCGTCGCCCGTCAATGTCAGGACAGGCGTGCCCCAAGTCGCTTTCACTATGTTGATGGTCGCGAAGTTTTGCACTGCCCCCGCCGTGTTCTCGCCAGAAAGCTTCAGGGTGTTGCCCGTAACGAGATTACCCGTTCCTTCATTTGTTCCACCGCCGTAAAGGCTGCCATTTACTGTCGCGTTGTTCAACGTGACCATGTTGCCCGTAACATCGCCCGTACCGCTATAAGTATAGCCACCATAAACGTTGTTAGCTGTGGTATTCTCCAACGTAACAGAATTGTTCGTGGCAGTGTGTCCTTCCCCACCGTAGACATCACTAACTGTTGAGTTTTTCAGCACGACAGTATTTTTGTCGGCTTGGCCATTTGAGCTGTAAGCACCTCGAATCGCTTTAGTCGTTTTGATATTTATTCCTTCCAAAGTATTCCTTGAAGCGATGGCATTAGAAGTATTGCCGCCTTCCGCCGAAAATGTTCCCTGTACATTGGACAGCTTCAAGGTATAACCCTCAACGGCAGATTTATTATTTGCTCCACCCCCCCAAAAAAACCAACTATCCAAAGAAGTGCCCTCGGTAATGGTCAGCGTCTTGCCGGAATAGGAAACTGTCGCGCCTACCTGTCTTGTGCCGTTATGTCGAAGCGCGTCGTTATTATCAACATCAAGATAAAGCCAATCCGAAGCCGACGCGCCCCCGCTGCTCCCTATCCACAGGGATACAGCCAATGCCAAGGCCATCCGGGCTTTTTTGCTTTTCCATGGGACTTTATGGGTGCTGATGTCCCCCCCCTAGGGGACTTTCATACTTCCTTGTATCCATTTTTCATTCCCTCCATGCATATATACAGTGCCACGAGGCACACATACTTTCTTAGAATAAAAAATAGCACGAAAATTCCCAAAATTCAACGACTTTGCAAAAAATGATCGATTTTTGCAAAAAGTGGTCGATTTTTAGACCTTTTGACTTTTCTTATATAACATTTTTGTTATATTGCAAAAGTAAAAAGTATACATGCTAATATTTTTAGAAAGACAAAAATAAAAAAAGCCCCATCAGAGAAATCTCCAACGGGGCCACAATTCATTTACCTATGCAAAAGCACAACAGCAGTCCGGCGATAATCCAGGCTGCTGTTTTCTCTTGCTTGGCTCTATTCAGTTTGGCTTGCTCCTCTTTCTCGAACCGTTCTAAGGATGCTCTGGCAGTCTCTAATGAGTTCTCCTGCTCTATCATTTCCTTCCTTAAGCTGTAGATTTGATTTTGTAGCTTCTCGGACTCCTGCTCTGCCCGACTCAATTTCTCCTCGGACTCCTGCAGTTGTATCTGCTGCTGATTCAACATCTCTGATTGTCTGCCGTTGAGTTCGGATAGCTCCGTCAAGTTGTTCTCTAACCTCGTCAGCTCTGACTCCGTTATCTGGTATGTCGCTTCTGAAGCAAAGGACAACTGCGGCACCGATAATAAAACCAATAACAACAACCACCAGTATCTTTTTAACATTCATAAGCCCTCCATCACATATAGTCCGTTACACCGCGAGCAATGGCTCTCGCAAACTCATCCTGATTAAACCGTAAAAGCTTCTCATCATCCTCATTGGAGATAAAGGCCAGCTCCACAAGGATTGCCGGCATATCTGTGTTTGTGAGGACATAAAGACCGTTCTTATGAGGTGTGGCCATCTTCACACCTCTGTTTACGGTTCCAAGGTGATCTACAATCTGGGACTGGATGCAGTCAGCCAGCTGTTTTCCATACCAGGAGCCATAACAATACCATGTTTCAGTTCCCTCTGCATATGGGGACTCCACGCTGTTGCAATGAATGGAAATAAAAAGGTCCGCATCAAGGTTATTAGCCTCACTGCAGACCTCATATAAATCATCACTCTGTAACAACACAGTTTCAATCCCCACGGCATTTAAGTAATGCTCCACCAGCTTACCTACGTTTAGCGCAACATCACACTCCCTGAGTCCCGTGGCACTGTTGCAAGCCCCCGGGTCTGGTACTCCATTGGGTGCATGACCCGGATTAATAAATACCTTCATATCACTTCTCCCCCTTCTTTTCTATATGGTGCTTTCCGGCACCACCAATATAACCTAACAGGCCGCTTGCTATACTCATGCTGAGCTCATTGAGATTTGAGTAAATGGCTATGATGAGAGCTGCAGATAATGCCAGCACCACGACCAAATCAGTAACATTAATTCTTTCTATCACTATGCCCACCTCCGACGTCAAAATGGGAAACAATAGGAACATCCTGATCCACTGGGAGGTTCATCATTTCCTCATAAAAATACTCGCCATCTCCGTTACCTTTGAATTCATCATGGTAGCATTTGTACATATCACGGATGTTGTTCCTTGCTGTGATGGTTATACTTCCCCGCTCAATAAAGGCACGACAGGACTGGATAATCCTATCCCTAAGTAAGACAAGACCGCCCTTACAGATGCGGTCTACTCCTAGCTGGAGAGCCCTTATCTCCTTTTTCATCTCAGCATTCTGATTGTTGATTTCTTCCTGCCAGGCTATAAACTTCTTCTGATTTTCCATCATTTCCATAAATAGCTGTTCTTTCTTTGCCACTGCCTCATCATGCTTATTGGCCATGCTCTGGGCACGACCGGAAAAGAAACTAAGCACTGCCGTAGCCAGCATAATGAGAATCTGCTCTGATGTCATTTAATCACGCTCCTATAATTACTGCTTGTGAATTTGATGTAAGCTGACACCATACCATTGCCCCCGGATACATATTTACCTGAGTTCCTTCAATGGCATGGTATGTCTTTCCCTCAATTAGGACAGTATCTCTGGATACCATGGTTCCTCGCAAGGCACCAATATTGGTAGGCTTCTTATTTGCAGCATCCAATATGGCTTTAACGGTGGTCTGGAGTTTTTGAATATTATCCATAGCCTACACCTCTTTTAGCAAATCCTTAAGTTTATTGATGTTCTTCAAATATTTAAGTCTGTAATTCCTACAATTACCTTCCAACCATTTAATTTCACCCTTTTCGATGGTATAAACATCATGATTAGGTAACCAACGGTAGAACCCCCGATAGTTGTGTAAGAACAAACCCGAATTATCACTTACAGAATAATAATCAGATGCCAAAATATAAGAATCAGAAGCCAAACCTTCACTAAGACGCATACTATTGTTATTTGTTATCGTTGCATTGTATTCGTCTAAATTCCACATTACTGACTGTCGTGCTTCTGAGTAAGGTTGAGGTTGAGCAGTATAAGGTTGATAAAATTTTGAATATGTTTTACTGCCAGCAAAAGGTTGAAAATAAATGTTTACATTATTGTTAGAGGCTGTTGCCTTTAATAGTGTTTGCTTATTATGCAGAAAAATTTGGGTGTTATTTTGCGAGTCAAAGACTATGCTTGCCCCAGCTATTCCTTCAACCTGGTCGACAATAACCCCAGCATCGCGTATTTTGCGTTTTGGATTACCCTGAGCGTCTAAGTCGTTAAAATCAGGAAAGACTTCATACATTTTGCTGTCATTTTCCCCTTCGTCACTTACACGGTCATGAATGATGTCATACTCAGAAACTACTGATAACAGCCTGTGATTTGATTTCGTTGTTATCCAAACATTCCACGAGCCGTCAGGGTGAACATTGCCGCTAATTAGGTCGGTGCGTATTTCGTCTCTTTGCCTTGTAACTCTTGTCTTTTCATAGTATGGGTTACCTTGCAGCATTGATAGGCCTATAGATGACAAGTTTTTGGCTTCACTGCCATATTTGTCATAAAACCCTTTCCAATCTACTTCACCTATAATCTCACCATTCTTCCGAATATAAACGGGTGCAGGATTTTTGTGGTCATTATATGAATCGAGAAAAGGCATCGAACCCATCTGGAGATTGTCACGAGTATCAAAGCCGAGCTCAAGCAAATCACCTTTGTCATTAACGCAAGCATCAAGTGTGTACCAATTATCGCCTGCATATTCTACAGTCTTCTCACCGTACCAATGCTTATCTTTACAGACATAGACATATTTGTCATTATTAACAATGTTCTCTACTCCACTACACTCAATGGTTTTATAATTTTTGAATTTTCTATTGTATATGCGAATAATCCCCTTTTCACTATCAGTCAGATAAGGGATACCACCCGTGATGATTGGAATATAACTTTGACTGCCTGTATATGAATTTCCATAAAGGATTTTGCCATCAGTCCATACCTGCTGCCCCGGTACTATAACACCACTGCCAGCAACATAGAAAGAGCGGCCGTTAACATCGGCCGCCATGTTTCCATTTACGGATGAAATTGTCGTTTGATACATCAATACCACCTCACAAGCTGAATACTCTGCTTCAGCTCTCTTGTTGTCTGGCTAACAGTATTGCTTACCAGATAATACTCATGCTTCCGGAATCTGACTCTTTCAGAAAAATCAATCACATGACCATAGTTATAGATATCCATGGTGACTGTTTCCTTGACCTTCCTATTAAGCCATTTTAGCTCACTGAGATAAGCCTCCAATTTATCCGTGTCAGAGGTTGGTACTTCCACAGATTCCTTCAGCCTGTTCCCTTTACCCAGTGGATTGTCTTTGTCACCATAGTTTGCGCCACCCAATGTTATGGATTCCTGGTTATGAAGATATCTGGATGCAGCTGCAGCTGGGGATCCAGTTCCTATGGAGCTACCAGCAAATTCCCCGTCAACATAGACTGATGTGCCGTAAAATCCACCACCCAGAGGAGCATGAACTGTCTTTCTGACACTCTCTTTGCCATCCTTGTCAGTAGTAATTTCTACTTCCTGCCCCAGGACTAGGACACCGCTTTTACTATTGGAATAATCATAGGTTGTAACAGTTTTGCTACCATCAGTATGCTGGGTACTTTTCCTTGATAGATACTTGCTTATTCCAAACCCGTCCCCGGTATAATCATATGTGGTTATCTCTCCATTGTTTTCCTCACTGCGTAAATACCCTGATTCGTAAGAACAGGTGGCATCGCCAAATTTTAATGTTCCCCAAAACGGAAGTGGCTCAACATAAAGTCCCCAGCCAGGATCATTACCGCTATCTATGCTGTTACTGGAGTAATTAATCATGCTTCTTTCCAGAGTACGATTAATAACTGGGCGGGTGTGTGCTGTATCAGTGATGTCAATGGTTCTGCTCTCATGTCCCCTCTGGATAACATTTAAGGAGTTATCATTGGTCCTCATGAACACATTTATAGCTTTGTGAGGAATAACACTAGACCACCCAAACAGACTGGATATAATATTTTCATAGGTCTGGCCATCACCAATCCATGTTCCAGAATGAACGAAATCATCACAGCGATAAACCAGCTTCTTTCCCAATGCTCCGGCTATACGCGATGCGTGTTCAGACAGCTTGTGAGTTTGCTGACCAAATCCATAGTTGATGCTACGATACAGAATTTCATCCACATCATACATCCCCTTGGCCGTAATAATCCTGTCCTGTTGCATGGTTTCCCCTACCCGATAGAGATAAGGAAAATCCAGTATCTTACCACTGACATAATCAAGGATACTTATATCATCCGTTGTCTCAAGAGTGAAGGTATCTGCCAGGGTTAATTCTTGAAGATTCAAAGATATGGATACCATGCCAGACTTTTCCTTTTGCACTACAGGCCGAAACGGATTACTGATAATTGTATCCATTGGAATTGTTGTGCCACGTGGAATGCTGATACAGGTATCGAAGTACAGCCTACTATCAGCCAATGTGCCGATAAGGATGTCATAATGTCTTGTTACCTTCTGAGGAACTACAACATCAACAACGGTATCATGATAATTTATAAAGTCACTTTTAATACCCGTGTATATATCATAATAATGCTCTATACCGGCTTTTAAGTTGATATTGGTATCATAATTTTTTTCCAGAGCCTGCTGAATATTGGCATAAGTATCAAAGCAATAAGACTTCAGATCTTTAGGTTCAATTTCCAACGCTGTATCATAACACTGATTTACGTCTTTTTTTATAGTTATATCTGTATCATAGTTATGTTTTGTATCAGCCTGTAAATTAATACCAGTATCAGCATTAATATTTACATCCTGCTGCACAATTAAAGCAGTATTATGATGTTGTGCTATGTCTGCACTGGCATTTACAGTAGCATCAAAGTAATAGCTTTCAGCCGTGGACGGTACAACTGTTACAAGTATTCGAGGCGTGGTAATACTAGATTTATTTATAATACCCGTTGCCAGTATTCGCGGAGTACTTATGGCAGAATTTTTTACAACTGCTGTCGTTAATATTCGTGGGGTGCTTATTCCACTTGTTGACATTTAAGCCACCCCCTTTATTTTGTAGTTGTCACAGTTATTTTATTAATATTTGTAGTTGGCAGTCCGTCAAAGTACATCCCATTGCCTGTTGCGGGTATTTCTTTTGTTTTAGAATAAGCTCCCATATCCAATTTTACATTTTTTATTGTGTCACCTAATACAGTCGAACCCATACCAACATTTACTGCCGTTACTTTATAACCATTCAATACAGACAAATCGGTAGTTACTTGCAAGGTGCTGTTTTCTGTTTCTGTAGAGTACAGATTATTTGAACTATTAAAGTCAAAACCTTCAGCCTTTACTGTTGCGGGTACCATAATAATCGACTCATTCATCGGAAAATAATGGTCGGAAATTATTATATTTCTCATTCGTGTTTGGTATGAGCTGCCGCTTTGTTTATCACAATCAATTTTTGCAGATATGGCTTTGACGCCTGTTTTTACATAGCCAGTATAAGTGCCTACCTTATCGCCATTAAGGTAAAAATCTATTGTGCCAGCTTCTGAATCTATAGCTAAATAGATTTTATTCCATTTTTCTTTGGTTATTGGAGTTTGTAAGCGAGTGGTATCATTTGTTCTCAAATATAAAATGCCATAATTTCCTGAATTATTGTAATTATAATAAATTTGTGCGGTTGAATTTTTGCTACTGTTATATGCTCCGTCGCTCATATAGACCTGTATTACCCATGCGGAGCTAATGTTTTTCGGATACAATTCCAAGCTAACATATAACTTTGTAGTTTCAGCTGGAATTGTGATTTTTTGCACGACCATTATAAAAATACCCGCCGCCGTTTGAATCATTGTAAAAACTTAAATCATGGTCGTCAAACAAACTGTACTTGGAATTTATGTATTTCACTTATAACCACCCCTTACACAGCTTCAACAGTGGTTTTTAAACATACGGCGGTGCTAGTGTCATTTATCGGCGTGGTTTCATTGGTGGCGTCATACTTTACCCACAGAATAACATTTGTATCTGTTACATCTGCCGTAATATCTGCACTGTGGCCCCATTTCCCCTTACTAAGAGCATCCTCAGCTGTGGAATAATTATTATCCATGCATACATACCAGTTACCAATATTTCCACCAGTAGTCTGGTATTCTGCACCATCATAATATGCAAAGGAAATATTCACGCCATCTACGGTTTTATAGCCAGTATCAGTACGGATTGCACATTTTACAGCTTTTTGCTCCTGTAATTTCAATGTTACCGCTAAAGGTGCAGTCTGTGTGTTATCCTGAGAAATGGCTGTACCGTCCTTTTTCCCAGCGGTCGGGTTATTACAATATAGATTAATCATAGTCATATCCTCCATAACTCAATCTCACAATTAATGTAATTCTCAAATCGTTCCTTGTAGCCATAGGCAAGAATCCTCACCCTCATCTGGGGCCACACCACACCGGAACTATCAGTAAAATCTACCAGCTCCCGGCTCTGGTAATAGGTCCAGACTTTCAGGAACTCATCCCTTATAAACACAGCATTTAGTGTTATCTTGTCCCCGCTGGCTACACTTCCAAAATCTTGCACCACATTTCCGCCATCAGTCTGTACCAAAGTTTGGCGATCATCTGGATGGAACTTAAAATCTGTTGGAGTAGTCAAAGAGACTGCATCACCTATCCTGATTTTCATCTGCTTATCCTCCTCCATAGCTGATATTTACATTGTTGTTTTGTGGCAACATATCCAGTATCTTCTTGGCAGCCGTATTGGCCACCTCATGGGACACATCCTCAAGGCCATGAACCTCAACATTAAGGTTGTAGTTTATATCCTCCATGGGAGCCGTTGCAGGAGCAGGTGCCGAGGTATTCCCCAGCTTGCTCATAACTCCTTCGTTATAATCAGGTGGAAACATAGGAATCATATCCATCCCCTTCTGAATCCATCTGGTAGGCATCTTGTCATAGATAGGGACAATGTTTTCCTTGGCGTTCTTCAATATCTGTTCAAAGCCAGCTATTTCCTCTCTTGAGGTCCAGGCATCAGCAGGAAGGTTGGCGTCTTTTCTAAGCTGAGCAACAATGGCCTGCATGGCATTGGCCTGCTTTTCCTCCATACTTCCGCCCCCGGCCATAGCTCTACGATAAAGCTTGAGATATTTATAGTTTTCCTTGAACATATGAAGGGCGGTTTCCTGTTGGAGTTGCCTTTTCTGTTCCTCCGCCCATTTCGTTGCCTTGACCTCATCCAAGCCCTTTTGCTTCCATGCTTCTTTTTCACGGTCAATTTCATCCATTCTATTCTGGAAGGCTGATTTCCATATAGAATCTATGCTTCTTGCCACATCATCATTGAATTGCTTAATAACCTTGGCTTTTTGAGTCTCGGTAGCCCTTGCAATCTCGACCTCTGATACACCAGCATCCTTGTATTTTTGCATGGCCACATCGATGGAATGAAGCTGTGTTTCAAGTTCCGTATGCGTGAGACCATAAATGCTCTCCTGCATTTCCTGGCTTGCCTTGGCTATACTCTCAAGACGACTTTTCTCAGCCTGCTCAGATGCCTTTATCTGAGCCACTTCTTTTTGCCGGGCCTTGGTTCGCTTTTCAATATCCGCCCAATATTCCTTCTCAGCCTTGCTGGATTTTTCAGCATCGTCATTCCTGGAACGTTGCTCTTTAACATCACCCTTTAAGCTCAATGCACCTATAAGAGGAAAATTAGCAGGAGAACCCATTGCTGCCATAACAGCCATGCCATAACCTGCATCAAACTCAGCCTTTATATCCCGTAATATCTCACCTACATTTTTAGCATTTACACCAATGGCATCCAAGCCGCTGGCCACCAGGTCAATAGCTTTTCCAGCCTCATGCATTACATCAATGAGGATTTCCCCCATGAGCCTTATTTCTTCCTTGTTATCTGAAATCAGCTTTATCCAGGACACGAACATTTCTGTTATCTCTGGAAGAAGCTCTCTGGTTACCGGAAGAAGTGCCGCCCCCAAGGCAAGTTTAAGCTGACCTACCTCCATCTCCATTTTCTGCCATTCAAGATAAGTTTCATGCGCTTCTGCCGGGTTCAGGAGTCCTGTAGTCTTTATGCTTTTGGATATTGCCATCAAATCATTGTAGGATTCAAGGACAGGAATGAGAGCCGCCCCTCTGGCACCAAGGATTTCAGCAGTAAATGCTTCAGTTTCCCCAGCCTCGGCAGCATTTCTGTATCCCTTGGCTAACTGCTCCAACTGTTCATTAATCTGAAGGAGATTGCCGTTTTCATCAGTAATAGTGACACCAAATTTCTGTAGTGCCTTTGATGTGGCATTCCCGGATGCACCGGCAGATAACAACTGCTTATCTATCCTTGCAATAAAAGGTGTAAGGGAATTAATATCTGATCCAGCCAGCGAAAAAGCCCTGCTCAGCTCTGCTGCTTCACCAGTTGTCATATTAAGACGTGTCTGCAGCTTGTATAAGTTATTACCAGCCATCATGGCATCCTTGGTAATATTAAAAAGACCAGCACCAGAAGCAGCTACCGCCATAAATGCTGCCAGCTTTGCATTAAGAAGGGTGTAGCCTTCGGTCAGCTTACCAATTCCTGCTCTTGCCATTCCAGCCCCTTTGGATATGGAGCTAAAAGCTCTATTGGACTTTGGCGGTATGGCATTTAAGGAATTACCAAGGGTTCTGAGCTGTGCCTCAAGGCCAGCGATATTCTTCTGCTGATAGAGAAGATTCATCTCAGCCCTTTGTGTGATTCCATGACCAACACCATGGTCTTTTACAGACCTCTGGTACTGGGCCTGAAGAATCGCCTCCTTCTGTCTTTGGATATCCAACTGACGATTAATTGCTTCATACTTTACTCGGATTTTATCCAGCTCACTTCCGACACCTTCCAGTTTGGAAAGGTCCACATCCGTCTTAAGCTGTATTTTCTTGTTCTCATTATTGAGCTTGATGATGGCCTGATTGACTGTTTTCCCGGCAGTATCAAAGCCAAGTTTCAGGTCATTAATATTAAGCCCAAGACTGATATAAAGTTCCTCAATTTCCTGCCCCTTGGCCATTATCCCATCACATCCTCAATGTAAGTTTGTTTATGATTCCTCTTGGAAAGAATAACCATCTGATCCAGCAAAACCTCAAGGTCGGACTCGTCAATTTCGCTTATGGTCCACCCGTAGGCTGACTGGAGCCGTTCATAGTAATTCAATATGTGTTCATACGGAGAAAGCTCTACGCCTCCTCCGTTTCCCCATTTGGGGAGCTTGCCAGCTTCGTGAAGGTCATAATCTGAATCCACTTGAAGAGTTTTCTTACCATCGGTACCACATCAGCGATTTCCAGATTTTCATCAATGGTGCTTTCATTGACCACATCAGGCTTACCAAAGGCAAGTACAATAAGGTCAATCTGCTCTTTCAAAAAATCATCCAGCTGTTCCTTGCTTCTGTCCCTGTCCGCAGACTTCAAAAAAGCCCGCCACACCTTCATTTTAGGTGCGGCGGGTTCGATTTTTTCTCCGTCAATTATGATAAAAGGTGTCTCCATAGTTTACACCTCCGCATACCATGCAGCGGCAGCTTCGGCAGTAAAGCCAGTAGCTTCCTCATCAGCCTGACGATAGGAAAGGCCATCGGCAGTACGATAAATAGCCTTGGCACCGAGAGTTGGTGTATTATAGCTGATATTCTCTGCCTTGGTCTGTGGGTTCTCATCCGGCTCATTGAACTGAACCTTGAAGAACTTGCAGAAGCGCTTCTTCCCATTCTTCTTGGTGGACTCAAACATCACCGCAAAGTATGGGGACACATCGTCTTTGCTGGCGGTCATAACACCATCCTTAAGCTCATGGCCAAGGAGGTATGCCTTGTACTCCAGAGGAAGTGTGGCAATATCCACGGTCAGTTCATATTCACTGGTTGTGCTGGCGGTGTCCACTGCCTGGTTATCTGCATAAAGGGTTGCAGAAGAATTTTGTGGCTTAATCGCCACCTGCCTGATATGAGGAATGGAAATAATATCCTCATAGGTTGGTGTACCGTCCTTTGGGTCATCGATGAGCTTTGCTACATGAAATCCCTTAAGTCCAATAAAAGGGGAATTTGTAAGTCCGGTCCGTGGTGCTGTCATTACGAATCAACTCCTATTCTGTAATCTGTAACCTTAATTTTAAGGCCATCTTCCATCATATCTATGGTCTGGGCTCTCATAAAACCCAGGTCAATCATTGTCCTGTTAAGCCGCCTATAAATATCGCTGTCGTTTCCGTCCTTTGTGACAATATGTACTCTCACAGTCACTCTGGACTGAAGCTCCCTATCGTCTCCATGAAGTGCGGGGACATCGGATATTACCTTATAGACGATATTTGGATATTTACATCCATGAGGGCTGAGCTGATGATAAATCCCCCTCACGCATGGAAGGATATCTCTCCTCAGAGCCTCAATCATTTTTTCAATCATGCCATCACCTCTTTAGGCTGTCCTGCACAGCTTTGGCTATGTTTTCCCTTATGGTGTTTCTAAGTGCATCCATGGCCGGGTACAAAAATGGCTCATTAATCATCGGGGAAAACTCAACAAATCTGCCATAGGGAACACCATTAGCATTGGTGGCATCAGCTACAACTTTTATTTTAGTTCCGCCCCGCAAAACCACTTTATGTATGGATTCCTTGAGAGCCCCAGTTCTTACTGGACACCTTGATTTTGCATCATTCACTACCATATCCGCCCCGTGACTGAGTGCGTCCTTGGCAGCCCTGGTAGCTTTCTCGCCAATGTCCTGAAACACATCAGATAAAGAACTCATACTATCACCTTCACCATAAGAGTAAGCATTCCGCTTCTTTTATCTCCAAGAACCGTCAGTATTTCGTATGCCACATTTCCATTTAGCACACGCATCTTTGGAGTAACGCCATCAAGATACCGGATATAGATTTTAAACTGTGTTTCTGACATAGCCTGCTCAGCGGCAAAGTATTCTCTGCCGCTTACAGGAACTATATCCGCCCAGACTTCCTTAAAATCTGTCCATTCATCCTTGGGATTGGCATACATATCCGTTTCCTCTGAAGGTTTTTGGAGTGTTATACGATACCGCATTTTTCCTACCTTCATCAGAATCCCTCCCGGCGAAGCCCAGTCAAAAGGTCACGGAGGGTTAATGCTAACCCTCTGTGATCTGCTTCATCACGGTGCTCATAGAGATAAGTCACCGCATAAAAAATAGCCGTCTTCAGCCGGGGATTTTCCCCGTCCAATTCCGACTCGTCCTGTCGCAGAATTGCTATGCATAAATCATTCGCTGTGGCCATAAGCCCTTTAATAAGCTCATCATCATAATCGCCATCAATTCTGAGATATTGTTTTGTTTCCTCAAGAGTTACCAGCATCTGCCTCACCCCTATCAGTTCCCGGCGCTGGCAGTACCCTTCATCTTCATAATCTGAACAGCCTCTGGGAGAATCAGCCGACCGTCAACACGCTCCTTCATCACATAACCTACCATACCGTTACCAGCAAAGAGCTCCTTGAGTTCCTGCATGGAACGGGAGCCACGGTCACCGATGTTGTAGTAGGAGAAATCACCGAAGGCCATGACAGGCTTTCCAGTTGCAGACTCAGGTGCAAACTCGGAAGTGTGTACTGCATAACCCATAAGGCGGTCAGGCTCACCTGCAGTAAGTGCTGGCTGCCACATATACACACCATTGTTGTCCTTCAGCTTACGAATAGAAGCCAGGGTCTTGTCATTGGTGATAAATGCTGCATTCTTACGATATGGACGCTTGAGGTTGTAAATAAGGGTGATGATATCATCTGCGCTGATGGTGTTGCCGGAAGTCGTGGTATTTACCTGACCGCCCTTTTCAGTATCAAAGATACCAGCTGGCTTGCCCTTGCCATCACCATTAAGAAATGCGTCCTCCTCGGCATTGGCCAGTGCCTTACCGAACTGCTCAATGATGTAGCTTTCGAGATTGAAAGCATTGTCGTAGAGAAGCTCCTCGGTAATCTTGATGGCAACATGGAGCTTATAGGCATCCATCATAATCTGGTCGAAGGTTGCCTCACCAAAGGTAAGTGCCTCGCCTTCTTCAATCCACGCAGCCGCTGGCTTGGTGGCAGCAATGTTAATCTTATGCTCGCCGGAAGTGGTAATCTTGGTAGCAAGGCCACGCATGATGTTTTCCTCGGTCAGCACATCAATGAGACGCTTGTCGTACTCTTCCGGTACCAGATAACCGCCCTGCTGATCATTACCCTCCTGGAGCACATTGCTGATGGTACGGAAACGGGTACGCATTGCAGTCAGCATATCCTTGGCATATTCATCAGTTGCACGAATGTTTACAGGCTTGCCTGCGGTAGGCTCATTGGTGATAGGCTTGCTGGTAGGCTTATTTAGCTCATTATCAATGACAGCCTGACGCTGCAGACGGTCAATAGACTTTTTCATATCCACCACATCAGCCTCCATCTTCTCATAGGTGGCGGCATCCTCGGCAGAGAGCTTGCCATCCTCATCGGTGTGGGTATCGAGGAAATCCTTGGCCTCGGCCCAGAGCTTTGCACGTTTTTCAATCAGTTCATTAATCTTATCCATTTTACATTCCTCCTAAAATAGCTAAACGCTTCTGAAGTTCAGAAGCGTCAATACGATTATCTGCTACCTTTTTGGCAGCCTTAAATTTATCCAAGAATGAATTGGTCACCGCAGCCCTTGAAAAAATCATGGCCTCCGGCTCATCATCCTCATCGGTGTCATAAAGAATGCTGTCAGCAAATCCAAGCTCCACAGCCTTTTTGGCATTGAACCAAGACTCGGCATTCATCATGTTGGACAGCTGCTTTCTTGGAAGCCCGGTCTTTAACTCGTAGGCATTGATGATGGACTCCTTTACCTCGGAAAGCATCTCTATGGCTTTCTTCATTTCCCGCTCATCCCCAATGGAGACGGTTGCAGGATTATGAATCATCATCATGCCAACTGGGGATATGGCTACATGACTTCCAGCCATGGCGATTACCGAAGCTGCTGAAGCAGCAATGCCATCAATGTGAACATCAACGCATCCTGGGTATTCCATGAGCATGTTATATATCTGTGCAGCAGCAAAACAATCCCCGCCAGGAGAATTAATCCAAACAGTGACTTTACCCTGGCAACTGTTAAGCTCGTTTCTAAATTCCTGAGGTGTGACTTCATCCCCGAACCAAGTCTGGTCAGAGATTTCACCATTGAGCATAAGTATTCTTTCATCATTATCATTCCTCACCCAATTCCAAAATTTACGACTCATCTAAATCATTCCTTTCAGCAGGCTTGGCAAAAAGGCCCGCGTCTTTTAACTTTGTAAGATTTCCGTTGATAAGGTACAGATTACCTCCCTCCTCATCAGGGATTGGATTCATGTTCTCCAGCTCCCGTATGTCGTTTGCTGACATCCAGCCATTCTGCCTTGCCACCGCATAACCATTCATACGGCTCTGATAGTCCCCACGAAGAAAGCCATCAACATTGAACCTAAAGAACAGCTGGCTCTTTTCCGATGGCAGCAACAGTGCCTGTTGCATTGCCTGTTCCCAGCGAACTATCCAAGGATTAAGGGTGTACATCACGAAATCCAAGGACTGCTGCTCAATATTAGAAAAGCTCGACTTTTCAAGGTCCCCTACCATGTGTGGTGGTACTCTGAAAATTCGAGCTATCTCATTGATTTGAAATTTTCTTGTTTCAAGGAACTGTGCTTCATTAGGCGGTATGGCCATCTGTTTGAAGGTCATGCCTTCCTCCAGCACAGCAACGCTATGGCTGTTTTTCCCAGTAAACTGCGACTTCCAGCTCTGGCGGAGTTTCTCAGGGTCTTTTACAACTCCCGGATGTTCAAGAATTCCTCCCGGTGTGGCACCATTGGCAAAGAAAGTAGCCCCGTATTCCTCTGTGGCTATTGCCATACCTATGGCATTCTTGGCCATGGCAATAGGGCTGTATCCTATAAGGCCATCAAAGCCAAGTCCCGGGATATGAAGTACATCCTCTCGTTTGAGAACGACCTCTTCATCCTTCTTCGAACCAGCCTCATCAGAATTGCGCCTATAGGTGTATATAAGCCGCCCAGCCTTGTTACGGCTTACATCCATCTTGTTTGGAAGAAGCGGATAAAGGCCAATAACCTCGCCTTTGCCATTCCTTATAATCTGGGCATAAGCATTTCCCCAGAGAAGCAAATGGCTCATCATAGTCTCCCTAAAGATAAAGCTGGTCATCTCAGGGTTCGGCTCATCATGCAGAAGGTGGTAAAGCGGATGGGTGTAGAGCTTTTCCTTGCTGCCCTCCGCCCCGTACTGGTACACATTAAGCGGCAGACTTGCTATTGCCTCGGAGAGAATTCTGACGCAGGCATAAACTGCCGTAACCTGCATGGATGTCCGTTCATTGACATTTCTCCCTGCGGTAGTACTGCCAAATAAAAAAGGCCAATGAACTGAAAGATAGTCCTTTGGCTTATCCCTTGAACGGAACAATTTAGAAAATAGATTCATAGGCTGATGCCTCCTTTTATATTACAATCGAAAACACCGCCCTTACGAGCGGTGCTGTTTTCCTTTTTAGAATTTCTCGCTGTAGGAAAGGTGCAGTTCCTGCAGTTCTCTTGCCAATTTGGCTCCCCGCTCAATCTCCTCAGCGGCTGCCAAAAGTTCCTCTGGTGTGGTTTCTCCCCCCATCCGACAAATGCTGGCTTTTACCTCAATGTTCATCCAGCCGATTTTGTTTTCCCAATCTGTTTTCTCCAAATCAGAGGTTTCAAAAAACTGGATGCTGATGTAATTCCTTTGACGTATTCCGTAAACCCTGCTATTCGTATCTGCTTCAAACCCATAAGTCTCTGCCTTTTCCTTGATAATGTTGTTAATTTCCTGTCTAGTCATTTTCTTTTCCTCCTTAGTATGTTTGTTCCCTTTCGGTATGTGTATATTCGCTCTAAAGAGGATATATAGCAAGTTATATCTGTGTATACTTCAAATAAACAATACACCTCGCTCATCGTACACACTTTCACCGTTATCCAATCCACAGCGGATTGCCCGGTCAAGAGCCATTATCGTGGCCACAACACCGTCAATCTTCTCTGTGGATTTTTCTTTGTCCGGCTTTATGTTTCCGGCTGGATCCGTCTTTATGAAGATGTTATCCATCATCCATCTAAGAACCGGATGGCCGCCATGAGCCAATTTCTGCTCCAGAGTCAACTTCATCAGCTCCTTGGTTGGTGGGTTCATATCCTTGAAGCCCTGGCCAAATGGAACCACAGTAAAGCCCATACCTTCAAGGTTCTGCACCATCTGCACAGCACCCCAGCGGTCATAGGCAATTTCCCGGATATTGAACCTTTCATTCAGCTTTTCAATAAACTGCTCAATGTAGCCGTAATGGACCACATTGCCCTCGGTTGTAAGAAGTGTTCCCTGCTTCTCCCACACATCGTAAGGCACATGATCTCGCCTTACCCTGAGGTCAACATTGTCCTCCGGAATCCAGAAATAAGGAAGAATGTAGTATTTATCCTCATCATCCAAAGGTGGGAACACAAGCACAAAGGCAGTAATATCTGTGGTGCTGGAAAGGTCAAGTCCTCCATAGCATACCCGCCCTTTGAGCTCATCCTCATTTACGGCAAAAGCACATTTATCCCACTTGTCCATTGGCATCCATCTGACAGCCTGCTTTACCCATTGGTTTAAGCGAAGCTGCCTGAAGGAGTTCTCCTCTGCCGGGTTCTGCTTGGCTGACTCACAGGCCGCCACCACCTTATCTATTGTGATTGTTTCACCAAGGGAAGGATTGGCCTTCTTCCACACTTCTGGGCTCGTCCAGTCCTCGGATTCTGCAGCACCGTAGATAACTGGATAAAATGTTGGGTCAAACTTCCGCCCCTCAATAATATCCAATGCCTTCTGGTGAAGCTCATAACAAATGGAGTTGGTATCGTTCCCAGCTGTGGTAATCAAAAAGTACAGAGGCTGTTCTCTTGCATCGCCGGAACCCTTTGTAAGAACATCGTAGAGCTTTCTGTTTGGCTGGGTATGAACCTCATCCAGCACCAGCCCTGAAACATTCAGGCCATGCTTGGTCCCTACTTCTGCAGAAAGCACCTGATAAAATCCATTATTCAGATGAGACACAATACGCTTATTTGCCCCAAGGCTCTTGGAGCGTTTGGAAAGTGCCGGGGTCAGTTTCACCATCTGATTGGCCACATCAAATACAATGGCTGCCTGCTGGCGGTCAGCTGCCGCTCCATAAACCTCCGGGGCTGCCTCCCCATCGGCAAACAAAAGATATAAGGCAACAGCGGCTGCAAGCTCACTCTTACCATTCTTCTTTGGGATTTCAATATAGGCCGTGGTAAACTGCCTGTGCCCATCTTCCTTTAAGGTTCCGAATATGTCCCTTATAATCTGCTCCTGCCACGGCAGTAACTTAAAGGGCTTACCAGCCCATCTGCCCTTTGTGTGGCAAAGGCACTCAATAAAGCCTACCACAAAGTCAGCCTGCCCTTTGTCGTAGTGGGATGTATCCAGTTTGAATTTTGTAGGTTTATAACCTTCCATCAAATTCCCCCAATAAAATAAGCCCCAATCGGGGCCGATACTTTAGTATAGTAAAACTTTCAAATCCAACACACAGAGTATACTGTGCTCAGTCGTCATCGGGCGAAAGTTATTACCATACCATAACAAATGGTATTCTTATTGTATGGTAATAATTTTCGCTACGACCAAAAGGCCTCCGAAGAGGGCCTTCCGGCTTTTTTGTTTTAATCCTCGCTGTTTTCCATGCTGGTCAGGATTGTGGCGGCTGCCATCAACCCCTGTGCCAAGGCGAGCTGCAGGTCTTTAGGCGGTATCGTGTCCCAGCCCTTCATCAAGGCTTTATCAATCTCTTCCAACACCGCTTTTTGGTTGCTGAGCCGTGGTCCGTCCCAAAGGATCAATGCTATCTCCTCGGTTGCCAGTTTGATTTCTTCCAAAATTTCCTGCTTTTCCATTTTCTTGTTCCTCCTTTGTTTTTGGGGCTGTTCCCCTTTGGTTGTGTACATATTAGCTCTGGTCCGGAGGTATAGCAAGTTATTTAGTACATTTGTTTTTGTATACTTTTCGTGTGGTTTCAATTAAATCTGCTTTTGAGAATTTCCAGGGCTTTGCAGGCGAGTTCCGTCTGTGGCTCAATGTCCCAACCCCGCTCGTAATGGAGAATAATCTCCCCGTCTGCCCGGCAGTCCAGCTTGGAAATCCTGCCCTCATCGATTCCGAATTCGGAGCCTTCCTCATAATGCTTTACCCAATACTCTACCTTGGTTCCATCGATTTCAAGTGTGCCATTGTCCCACATTACTGTTTCCTCCCTTCAAATCATCTCGTCCAGCTCGTTGTATTCTCTCCGTCTGCGTTCAATTTCCTGCTGAAGGCACTGGGCTCTAAATCCGTTACGGCATTCCCTGAGCTGCTTCTCCAGCTTTCTGAGTTCCTCTTTTCTCCCAGCCATCACCTCGCGGCTGTTGCCTGCCAAAATCTCCTGCTTGTCTTTTTGAAACCTTGTCATTTTCTTGTTCCTCCTTTTCCTTTGGTTGTGTGTATATTAGCTCTGGTGCGGAGGAATAGCAAGTTATTTAGTACATTTATTCTGTTTTATTATTTGCTGTAATCCAAGGCTTCATAAAGGATTTTTAGGTCCAGCCCAAAGCGATGGTAGCCTTCCACCAAAACATCAAAGTACCTTTGGCTTGGAAGTCCGAGGGTTGACTCGTCCGGGGGCATAATATACACCATTCCTTCGCCTTTTACCCTTCTTCCTGGGCGGTCACTGATGTAATCGAACTCCACGGTTTCCTTGACATAAAAGTGTGGCCAGCCTTCGTAGCGGTCGAGGCGTTCCTCGTCCTTTTCGCTGATTGCCCAAACTACCACCGGAACTGTGCAGCCTTCCTCTTTTTCGATTGTGGCATAGTTCCCGCTTTGGGAACCCTTGAACATCAGCCGCCATCCTTTTATAATCCCCTTGCCGACTGGCTCGGCATCAGGGCAGCGGTGGTACATCTGCTGAAGGCTCATGTTACTTCCGTAGGCTAAATAAATTGATTTTTTCATAATCTGAAACTCCCTTCCTAAAAGAAATCACTATCGGCTTCTACCACCCCAAGGCCCCCGAAGGGGCCGGTTTGTGGTTTCCTTTAGGAAAGGCGTCTCCATGCTGAGTTTCCTTCAAGGTTCTTCAAAAGGTGGTGGCGGCAAGTCTTGAACTCGTCACCGTTAAGGCCAAGGCGGAGGAGCCAGCATCTGAAGGTGTATTTTTCGTTGTCGCTTACGCTTGGCTTGCTGGATGCCTTGGAGGTGTTTATTGCCTTTGCGGTAACCGCCAGGCAAAACTGTATGTAGGCTTTAAGCTCCCCTGCGTGGAGGGTGCTGTTGAAAAGCCTGAACTCGACCGTTCCCTTGGTGAAGTAGGCGTGAAGGTTAAGGCCGTGGTATCTGCTCTCGTTGTAATGGCGGTCCCTTCCGTAAGGTGCTTCTTGGTACCAAAGGTCTGCCAGCTTTTCCCTTGTTGTTGGGCGGTGCTTTTCAATCATTTCAATCAGGGCTTGGTTTGTTTTCTTGCAATAGTATACTCTGGAATTCTTTACCTGGATGGCTTTGTAAAGGATGTCCTCCTTGCTTCTGATGTTCTTCAAAAGGTTGCAAAGGGTGGCTGGGGTGAAATTCTCGGCTCCGATGTGGATGTGAATTCCTGTGCTTTCGTTTACAATGGCCCCTGCCTTTCTGAGCCTTCTCAAAACTTCCTGCAGGTCTTCAATGTCCTCGTATCTGAGGATTGGGGTTACAACCTCTGTTTTGTAAAGGTCGCTTGCCCGCCCGCCGTTTTTCTTTTCTGCCTTGATGCTTGAGTCGCTCATGGCCTTCCAAGTTCTGCCCTTGCTGTCCCCGGCCTGGTAGGTGTCGTAAGTCCCGCCGTAGTGGATGCTTTCTTTTCCGAAGTAGGCTGCGATTGTCTTTGCTGCCTTGCTTCTCGTAATCCCTGTCATCTCAATTTCTACCCCGAAGGTCTGTGCTCTTAAATCCATCATGTTTTGTCATCCTTTCTGCTTTTTGCCTTGCTTTGCTTTTGTTGTGTGTATATTGCCATACATGTGTTCTAATAGCAAGTTATTTACAGAAAGATTATGTGTTTATTTTTGTATACTTAAAGCCTTGGTATTGCTGGCTTTTCGAGAGGAAATGCCCGCCGAAGCGGGCTGTTTTTATTTGCCGGTAAGAATGAAATTCACATACTCGGCCTTGTTTTCAGGAAGGAACTCCGCCAGCTCGGTAAATTCCATAAGTTCCGCGATTTCCTTCACCTTTACGATGTCGAACATGTTTGTTGCCCCGGTCTGCCTGATGGCCAGTATCTGGCTTTTGATTTCCTCGGTCATGCTCAGTCCTCCTCTACCAAATGGCAGCTGTCTTCGCCGTAGACCACATGAAGGCCGCTGCCGTTGTCCCAGGCAACCATGATGCTGCCGATGTCATCAACCCCCAGCACCGTCCCCCTGGTGCCCCGTGGCGGAGCCTGTGGGTCATCCATGGAGTCCAGCTCCACCCGGCTCCCTTTGGTGTAAACCCTCCGCATTTTTGCAATCAGTTCCCTGTTTGGCATACTCATTTTCCGAATCCTCCTTAAATGTTGTATTGCCTTTTGGCATTTACATACATCACTCTAAAGCACATTATTATCAAGCAATTTTGAAAGTATACATAAGGCCGCCCCGAAGGGCAGCCCTTGATTTTTACTCTGGTTTACCAGCCTTGAATGCGCTGGAACCTTCCAGTTTGCTCAGGAGGAGTTTTCTGTGCGGTTTGTAACCGTTGCCTATTAATCCAAGTCTCAGAAGGAAACATCTGAAAGCGTATTTCTCATTTGTTACCTCTTTTTCTTTGGCGTTTATGCGCTTCTGGTTTTTTGCCATTTCCGCCAGTTTTGAAATAAAGGTGGTATAAATTACCGTTTCATCATTATCCAATGTGGTTTTAAACCAAGGGAATTTTATCTCCTCGCCTTGTACTTTTATTGGAAGTTCATCAACCCCAAGGGCCTTCTTTATCAGACTCCCCTTTGCTTTTACAAGGTTATCCAAATTCTGAAGGGAGATCTCATCAAATCCCTCATATGGAATCGAAATGGTAAGTTCCATTGCATTCTCCTTTTCCTCTTCGCTGTGGGCCTCCTGGGGCTCCTGTTGCGGAATTTTGACTGTTCCTTCAGACGTCATATCCTCCATCTCCCCGTTAAAGCCAGCCGCCATAAGCTCCAATATAATCTGACCAATCTGCGGTACTTCATTCTCGTCATATTCTACAGTACCGCTCTTGTCCAAGTGGAATGGGCCAATCTGGTAGGCGCAACTTGGCATTCCAAGGTACTTTGCTTTTTCCCCGGTAATATTGCTGATTGCCTTAACCAGCTCCTTGCGCTGTGCGCCTGTTCTGTTGTAATGAATCTTCATTTTTTGTTTCCTCCTTTTTAGTGGTGTTTATTTTGGTATGTGTATGATTACTCTAAATGACATTTATAGCAAGCTGTTTTTTAATAAATAATAATTATTTATTTTGCACATATCACTTGCTATTTATGTGCTTTAGAGTGATATATACAGTACCGAAAGAAAAGCACACCTTTGAAGGAGGAAAACAGCATGATTAAGGATTTTTACAACGAACTCAAGGACCTGAGAAACCGCTTCAACGAGGCAACCACCGAGGAAGAAAAGAACCAGCTCAAAGACGATTACAAAAACCTTGATGCAAGAATCAAGGAACGCGGCGAAGGCTTCGCCTGGGTGTTCAGCCTTTACGAAACAAGCCAGGAAAGGGAAAACAACCTCCTCGACATTGGCGAGAACTGCATTTGGGAAAAAGACATCCCGATGCTTTTAAAGGGCCTTGAGGATGCGGGCATCAAGGAATTTACCTTCAGCTCGACTTGGAGCAGCTCCAACGAAACAGCCTTTGAATTTTACAAAGCAGGCTGGAAGCTGGAAGGAATGACCTTGGTGAACACCCACAAGGCTTGGCCAGGCGAAGAATACGCACAAAAGCCAGCCTTCATTTTCACACGCGGCTGAAAAGCCGCCCCCCGCCCCCGGAAGGGGGCCTTTCCTTGTCTTATGGGAATATACAGTATACGCATACTTTTAGACTTCCCAAGTTTGCCATACTAAAGTATCTGGGCCTAGTCAGTCTGAAGCATAATGGGCAATGCCGTTCATCACCAGCCGAACGCATGGCAGAGCCACACCATTGCCCCACAGCTTGTATTCAGCTGAATCGCTGTGAGGATTTTTCAGCCACTTCTTAATCTGTGCATCACTTTTTGGCTTTGCTGACTTTCCCATTATCCTGTTGTACTCGAGGAAAATCCCTCGCCACTTTTCAATTTCATCCTTTGTCGGATTATCCGTCCCAAGACCGCTGCACCACCAATCAGGAAATCCCTGCAGTCTGGCACATTCCTTCGGTGTAAGTCTGCGGACAATGTACTCGTTCCCGGGGCGGTCATTTATTATATTGGGGTCCTTATAATCCCTTGCCTCAAGGGTCGGACTCTTTTCCTTCTCAACCTGAGTAAAACTTCCGGCTGTCATTGCATAAGTCACTGCATTCTGATAGCCGGGATTTGTTCCATTAACAAGTGTTTTGCAGGTTCCATCGTTGCGGTAGCACTGGCTTTCAGCTTTCATCATCGGATAGAAACTTCCAACCGCCACTGCCCCCGGCCCACTCGAAAGGATTGTCGGTTCAAGTTCTTTCTCAATGGCAAAATCATACTTGGCATTTTTCCCCTGATTAAAAGAAGCCCTGTCAAGACCGTAGGCAACTGTACTGTTCCCCTCGATAACCGCTATGCCACCTTGGTTGCATCCCGGGTTACCACCGTTGGCATCAAGGGTTCTGGCTGTTTTGGCTTCGTATATCCCAGCCTTTGGGTTATCCGATTTCATGGAATTGCTGTCATAGGAACTGATTCCATAAGTCTTAACCTCAAGAACAAAGTTTTCTTCTGGATTTCCCAGTGCCTGACTTGATGGTCCCTTGGGGCCTTCCTGGGCAGAAAGACATGCTGTTTTATCTGTCATGGCTGCACTTGTTTTCTGCACAAACAGAGTCTGGTCATTGTTGCATCCAAGGGTTGCAGATTTATCCACCTGAATAAGTGCTCCCTTGCCACCGCCTTCACACCCGCTTCTTATTTTCAGGGTGCGGGGCGGTTCTACTACCAGTCCTTGGTTATTGCCTCCAGTTCCCCACTTTGCTTCAATGGTCTGTGTTGTTTTGTTTGGCCCTGTGTATCTTGCAGCAGACATTCTGTTTTCAAATACAAGAGGCGGATGATTGGCCTGAGCCCTGAGTGTGTTGGTCTGGTTATCACTTACATCCATGCGCTGGCCGCCTTGGTCATTAAGACACATCACACCGTTTCTTCCGGTAGATATACCACAATTAATACCAAGAGTCGCGGCAGTTTCAGCCATGGAGCCATTATATCCATCTATGCCAATGCCTGACGCTCCAGTGCCAGCTTCAGCACCTGTGGCAGTTCCTTCCCTCTGGCAGCTGCCCGTCTGAGAATTCCCTGGCAAGCCCTCTGACTCAAATAATATTTTTCCTGCACATCGACCTCCAAAATCTGCGACAAGGTAGATTCTACGGCGTCTTTGGGGAACTCCCCAATACTGTGCGTCAACAGTTCGGTACGCAATGCTCCATCCGTCACCCATGAGAATGTCTGCGTAGGGCCATCTGCCTTGATCAGGCATAGGCACCTCGGGAGCCTGCGGATTTTTGATTTTAATGATTGAGTCAAGGACTGCCTTGAAGTCTTCTCCCTTGTTACTGGAGAAAGCCCCGAAGACGTTTTCCCAGACGATGAATCTTGGATATTTGCCATTTGTAGCTTCCCTCATTTCCTTTACAACACGCATATACTCAAAGAAGAGATTTGACCGCTCGCCCTTGATAAGCCCGGCTCTTTTCCCGGCCACAGACAGGTCCTGGCAAGGGCTGCCCCCTGTTATGATATCCACCGGCTCAATCTCCCCGCCATTTATTTCCTGTATATTTCCCAAATGCTTCATGTTGGGAAATCTCTTTGTAGTAACCATAATTGGAAAAGGTTCAATTTCTGATGCCCACCTTGGCTCAATATCAGCAAGGCAGGCCCCAAGTTCAAATCCACCACTTCCAGAAAACAGACTGCCTACTTTAAGCAAAGCTGAACACCTCCAAATAAAAAATGCCCTGCAACCATGCAAGACATTATTTTTTACCTTTCTGTTTATCTGTTACTGAGGATTCCTTGAATTCAAGTTCCTCGTCTGTCGGGATATACACATCGTTGCAAGGAAGCTCCTCACCATCCCTGATTACCCGCACATCATCTGTTCCGTAGCTTGCAACAAATCTTCTGACAATGGCAGATGCATATTTGGGATCGAGTTCCATGAGGTAGGCTTTTCTGTTCAGCTGTGCAGCTGCCATCATGGTGGAACCGCTGCCACCAAACAGGTCAAGCACTATGCCGTTCTCCTGGCAGGAGTTCTGCATCGGATAAGCTATCAATGGCAATGGTTTCTGTGTCGGATGAAGCTTTGATTTCGTTGGCTTATCAAATTCCCAGACCGTGGTCTGCTTACGGTCACCATAGAATTTATGCTTGGCTGTGTCCTTAAAAGCATAAAGCACTGGCTCATGCCGCATCTGATAATCCATTCTCCCAATAACCAGAGCATTCTTTACCCAAATACAGGTCGTGGAATAATGGAACCCGGCATCCACAGAAGCATTGAAGAAGTTACATTTTTCTGCATCCGAATGGAATGCGTAAAATGCACCGCCATCAACCAGGCTGTTATAGGCATTCTTGAATGCGTCCAAAAGGAAGTGATAGAAGGCTTCTCCATCGCTCCATTTATCATTCATGATGGTCATTCCGGTACCTCCTTTATAAGCACAGTTATAAGGCGGGTCGGTAATACACACATTTGCCTTCTGGCCGTTCATAAGTGTAGCTACATCTTTTGGATTGGTGGAATCACCACACAAAAGACGGTGTTCCCCCAAGAGCCAAAGGTCACCAGATTTAACAAAGGCTGCTGCATCAAGGGCAGCATTTACATCAAAGTCATCGTCCTCGGTGTCTTTATCATCTGTGCCAAAAAGATCGGCCAGTTCCTTTTCATCAAAGCCTGTAAGGCCAATATCGAAGCCCTCACTTTCAAGGGACTCAATCTCAATCTTTAAAAGCTCATCATCCCAGCCAGCATCCAAAGACAATCTGTTGTCTGCCAGGATATAAGCTTTCTTCTGTGCTTCAGTAAGATAAGCAGCGGAGACACATGGTACCTGTTTCAAACCCAGTTGCTTTGCAGCGGCAATTCTGCCATGTCCTGCCAAAATGCCATGTGCTCCGTCAGTAATTACTGGATTAATAAACCCAAACTCTTTGATAGCACTTGCCAGCTTGGTCACCTGTTCAGGCGAGTGTGTTCTGGCATTGTTCACATAAGGAATAAGCTGGTCAACATCGACCAGCTCGTATTTCAGTTCTCCCATTATTTTTCCTCCACATCATTTCCGTTCCCTTGCCCTGAGGAGACGCTCCATCAAATCATCAGATGGTGTGTCTCCTTCGTAGCCAGTAACGCAGTTCTCTTTTACGATTTGGAATATCTCATTCCACAGCCTGTTGGCCTGATTCATGTAGTTAATGCCGATGTTTATAAACGGTGAGGTTATTGGCTTGCCGGAAGTCGGGTGCTTACTGAGCATACCCATACGGCTTGTCAGTTCCTCGCACTGAATCCAACGAGCAGAGCACATGGCATAACGCTCCAGGAGCTGTTTACTAATCTTGGTATGCATACCGAGACGTTTCAGCCAGTTCCATGTTTCTGTATAAATTTCCTTGGCCTCGAGTTCACTTCCATCACGCTGCTGAGCAGATAGGAACTCTCTTGGCTCTGGCATATCCGCGCCTTCCAGTTCCACCGGCTCAGGCATATCCGGGATATCCAGCACTACTAACGGTCTGCCGCCTGGATTGCCTGTGGCCACCTTGTCTGCCAGTGCCTTTTTCTTTCTCCCGGCACCCGCCCTGGCACCGCCACGGCCTCCAATATTATTTGATTTTGTCGGCAAACCGAACACTCCTTCCTTTTACCCTTCTGAAATCGCACTTTTTCTGCGCGAGGGGGCTGACCGCTGGACAAGCGTCCGCTCCACAGAGATTTTTGGCCCCCCTCCCCCTCAATATGTGTATTCCTTCTTCTTGTTCCACCTATCGCCCATGAGTGCTGTAATACGACTGTGACAAGCCTTACACAGACTCATGAGGTTCAGTGGATTATGATTACCACCGTGATCCAGTGGCAGGATATGATGCACTTCCTCGACAGGTGTTATCCGCTTATTTAACAGACACATCTCACAGACAGGGTGTGCAGCTACATATCTCTTACGAGCCTTCTTCCATTGATAGCCGTAACGTTTACGCTCCTCGGGAGTTCGCTCGTAGTCTTTCTGATGCATGGCTTCATGAGCCTTGCAGTAGTTCCCATCAGTCAGCTTAGGACAACCAGGGTGCTTGCAAGGCTTCATTGGTTTCCTTGGCACATTAATCACTCCAATAGAAAAGCCACCAAGGATTGCTCCCTGATGGCTTGTCTTATCTTACTTTGTCCACTCTAACTATATCAAAAACTTGACATGACATTCTATGACATGGTGTGACATGTTTTATTAATAATTCTAATTGCATTGTCATGAAACCGTTGCACCTGCCGTTTTTCATACCCCATGTCAACCGCTATCTGCTCCCAGCACTTGTTGAACAGATATCTCTTAACAAGTACAATGCGGTGCTCCATTTTGGGTAACTGATTAATTATCTCAATCATGCTATGCTTCAAGTCTACCAAGTTGTCAATTTTGCTGTTGATTTCTCTGTTGTAGTCTGCCAGTTTTACCAATGTTTCCTCATACCCATCGTTGTTCTTCAATGGAGAACCAGGCATATCTGTCATAACTGAAGTGACCTTTGTTGCCATGTCGCGAATGGACTGAGCTTCCTCTATCAAAGTATTAATTTCAACATCAAGCAGCCTTGCCTGATTAAAATACTCTATCGCTGTCAAATTAGTCACCTGCCTTAAGTCTACCAAGAACCATCTCACCATCAAGCCCAGTGAGGTCACTGAACCATTTGGAAAGGAAAAACTCCTCCAGCTTATCCTTTTCGTATGATTCCTTCTCGTATCTGATGTCTCTGTAATCCTTGGCTGCCTGTTTTACGATAGCCTGCACGAGGTTAAGAACACCACTCTCACACATTTATATCACCGCCTTAACAGCATCAATGAGTGCTGACTGTGTTGTGTCCTTATCCTTAAGGGCCTTGAGGATTCTGCCATCAACTGTGTCCTTGCAGATGATGTGCTGGATAACAACAGTACCTGCTGACTGTCCCTGCCGCCAGAGTCTTGCGTTGGTCTGCTGGTAAAGTTCCAAAGACCAGGTAAGACCGAACCAGACCAGTGTGTTTCCTCCTGCCTGAAGGTTCAGGCCGTGACCAGCTGAAGCTGGGTGGATGACAGCCACAGGGATTTTACCTTCATTCCAGTCAGTAATATCCGCACTGGTCTTTATCTCTCGTACCTTGAACCGACTGCTGATTGCTTCAAGGTCATGCTTAAACCAATATGCAATTAGCAGGGGCTGGCCGTTGGATGACTCGATGATGTCTTCAAGGGCATCCAGCTTACGGTCGTGTATTTTCACCACATTCTTACTCTCATCATAGATCCTGCCATTGGACATCTGACACAGCTTGTTGGTAAGACTTGCAGCATTGGCGGCAGTAATAGCTCCATCCGGGAGTTCCATAACCATCTCATCTTTGAGTTCATCATATTTGGCTCGTTCCTTTGGACTCATCTCAACCTCAATCTCATTTGTGATGAGTTCAGGCATATCAAGGTGGTCAATGGCTGACATTGATATTGTAATGTCCGAGATTTTCTCATAGATTTCCTTTTCAGCAAATGGAAGTGGCTTGTAAGAATACACTATATATCCGTTCATCTTGTCCGGGCGGAAATACCACTCACGGTAGTTTCCGATGAACCGCCCCAATCTCTTTCCATAATCCAATATCTTGAACTGCGCCCAAAGGTCCATCAGTCCGTTACTAGAAGGTGTACCAGTAAGACCTACAATCCTTTTAACAAACGGCCGCATCCTGCACATTGCCTTGAACCGCTTGCTTCTATGGTTCTTAAATGAACTCAGCTCATCTATGACCACCATATCAAAGTTCCAATCGCAGTTTTTTACCAACCAATCCACATTTTCCCTGTTGATGATAACTATCTGGGCAGAGCTGTCATTAATGGCTGCCAGTCTCTCCTTGGTGCTGCCAACTGCAACAGTGTGTCGGAGCCCACGTATATGATCCCACTTCTTTATCTCTGCTGGCCATGTATCTCGTGCAACTCTCAGTGGTGCTATTACAAGAACACGCTTCACCACTCCTTTATCCAGCATATCCTTTAATGCCGTGAGGGTTATTGCTGTCTTGCCCAAGCCCATATCAAGCAGCAGGCAGGATATTTCATTGTTTTCAACAAAGTCGATGGCATATTGCTGATAGCCATGCGGTTTAAACTCCATCGGCTATCACCTCCAGCATCGGCTTAATCTGCTCTGCTCCATCAATCACATAACACTTAAAGCCCAGCTTCTTAAGCTGTTTCATTCTTATCTGTTGCAGTTTTCTTGGTTTTTCCCCGGGAGCCTTAAGCTCCACAAAGGCACACTTGCCATTTGGGAGAAGCACCAGTCTGTCGGGAATACCAGCCAGTCCAGTCTGCTTTAAGCACATACCATTTTTATTCTTAACTTCATCACAAAGTTTTCGTTCAATCTGCTTTTCAAGCACCTAAATCACCTCAATTTATAGTTTTGTCACGAAAAAACAGGCTTCTGTCAAAGGCTGTCTTGTTTTCAAAAAAGTGGCCTTAAGCTCCGACATCAGTGTTTTAAAGCCTGATTTAGTCATTTTGGCACCCATAGTCCTGCGAATATATAAATTTTCCGATATCCTAATATCTAGAAAATTAGTAAATATATATATATTTAAAAAAGGGTTTTTATATTCTCTATAAGCGACAAAATGACAATAATCAGACATCATAGAATTGATGCGGTATGAAGTGTCAAAATCATGTCTTGCACAAGCCAGACAAAAACTGACACAAGCCCATTGTCACACCTTAGGGTTGACTAAATAAGACGGCAATGGTGGACGCCCGTAATACTTGACTGTGACTGGTTCCTGCCGAATATATCCGTAATCATCGAGGAAGTTCAAAATTGGCTGGATGACCTCTGTACGCTTAAATCTGGAACAGTACCGCATCATATCCCTACGGGTAAAACGTTCCAACTTCTTTTCACGAATCTTGTCCAATATTACTTTTGCCTGTTCCCTAATCTGTTCCTCAGGCATTGCCGAAAAAGCCACCCTTGCGTGTACCAGAAAATAGTTAGCCAACCTGATGGCTCTGCTCATGGTAGCTTTGCTTACCACCAATGGCACATCCTCATCTACCTGATCACCCTCATACTGCTCACAAAAGTCATGGCATACATACTTCTCTGCCCTGCAAAGGAGACCAGCTATTCTCAAGGTCGTACCGCCCAGCTTACCTACCCATGCAGAAAACTCGGTGTATTCCTTAAGAAGGTCAGCTTCGAGGTTCATGGAAAACTGATAGAATAACTCCCTGGCAGCATCAGAAAGTGTGATGATTTTATTGCCGTAAGGGTCATCAAGCATATTGGTAATGAGTGTCTCGTATCTTGCTTTAACATCCTCTGGGACAGCCTTACTGTTGATGTTTCTCTCACCCAGCCTTGAACTTGGAATGCAGTAGAGAAATCTTGCGGTAAGACCACGCCCCTGGAAATTCTTATTGCCTAACACCTGCGATGCCACACTTGGCTGTGCCATCAGCATCACCGTAAGAGCCGGGTTGAGGACATACTCACTGTCCCTGCCCACGCGGTCAACCTTGATTGTGTCCCCGGAGTATGCTTTCAGCATGACATCAATATTTACGGTCTTTGTATAAATACCAGCCAAGGTGTCAAAAATGCCACCCTCACTTGAGATGATGGCTGCATGGCCATCGTTTTTGGCCAGAATGGATACCAGCTTTTCAGTCGTAACATCATCTACATAAAGCTGCAGAGGATTGATTTCCTTGAAGCTGGCAATCTCCTCGGTTACATTCTCCAGTTCATCCATGGTAGCTTTGCCCATGGCAATTCTGTCCTCTATGGATTTCTGCTGTTTCTGCAACATTCTCAAACGGGACTTGTTCTTTTCCACAGTGGCTGCATGAACCCTGTTGTACTCAATCTCATAAAGACAGATGGCGTTACACATGAGTTTTATAACTGCCGACTTTCGCTCTGACGGCTGTGCTACCTCAAGTGCATAAATGTTAAGTGGTTCAATCCAGTCAGATTTGCCTGCAATCGAGTATTTTCCCTGTATGCACACAGCGATTGCGGGAAGTGCCAGAACACCTGCCATATCAAGAGGTGTCTGCGTACTTTCAGATACCGCCAGCACATAATCTGCTATTGGCTTTGGCAGTGCATCAACCGGAAATGGTGGCATAATATATTCCTCAAAAGGAATAGGGTCATCCCACTCGTTATCACCGTATTTCTCCGGGGGAACATAGGCAGGGTCTGTCAGTACCTTCTCGTTATAAAACTTGATGGCACTTCTCCATATAGTCCTGAGCTCCTCTTTCTCTAATGGAGGAACACACTCGTCATTTGCCTTAAGGAATAAATCCCTCGCCTCGTCTGTGTCACCATAGCGTTTAAGGAGACTGGCGGCCTTCCTGGAAAGTGAGCTGTTACGGGAACCCTCACGCACCGAGTCAAAGTCGGCATCATTGAATATCTGGTCAATGGTCATGCTGCCTTTATTCCAATAAATGTCCTCAGATTCCGTTGCATAGATGAACCTCGCAGCTCCCAGAGCTTCTGGGTCAAAGAAAGGGTACATCTTCTGAAGTCTCTTCTTTAAAGATTCATAGGTATCAGCTGAACTGGTCTTGGTAATCCTAAAATAGATATGCCACTTTGGACGGGCTGACTTCCCGTCCTTTTCCTTCATGTGATTGCGGCTGGGGACCAGTATGAACTCGTATTCTTTGAAGGTTTCAATAATGCGCTCCTGGGTCATCCACATGACGGGATTATCTGAACCACTGTTATCAATATCCATGGGAATGACATCAGCCTCGATGAAATTATCCTTGCTGCGATAATTATTTGTGTAGTTGGCACACACATGGTCAAAGGCAATTACCTCTTTCATCCCCTCAATGTCATTGACCTCAACACTGTATGGGTATCTGCAGTTTTTCTGTGCGTATTTTACGCCCGCTCTGTTAAATATCATGCTTCTCCTCCAGCTCTTCTGTGAAATAACGAATTGTCATGCCAGCTTCCTTGGCAAAATTAATCTCCTGCCGCATTCCTTCTGAGATAAAACTGCCAAACACCCAGAGCTGGTCGCACCAAGCAAGAAGCTCCCTGTTCATCTCCAGAGCCTTATCCCGCTCTTCCGGGATATAATCCCTTAAAAACTGTGTGAAATAGATATGCGGTGCAATTGGAAGATAGCCAACCTCCATCACAAACCTTGCATACCACTGGGCCTTTGAAATATTGGCCTTGATGTTCCCACGAAGGGGACTTGCTACATAAACCTTAGTCACGATGATTCCTCCTATAGAGTTTCCTTGAACATTCCTCGCAGAGCACTGCACTCCCAAAAAGGTCCAGGCCTTCATCGGTATGTGACAGTGCCTCAAGGTCCACATTTGTTTCTCCGCCACATTCAGGGCATTTGCAGAAAACATTCAAATAGTTGATCTCAATGCTTACTGCCATCGTGTCACTGACTTTTTCTTTTACATAGAACATGTCTACCTCGCTTTCTGGCACTTTGTGCCTGTTAAAAATTGCCTTCCAGTAGTAAAAGGACAGATACCCTGCTTTTTAGAACTAAAAAGGCATTTTTCTCCCTAATTACCACTGGAGAAAAATGCCTGATTTGAGCATTACTTTTTATAAAATTTTCCTTCGTATCCTTCAGCCTTAAGTTGGAGACCAGCCGCCCAAGGTGGGGTCTTGCTCATCAGCTGACAAATACTCTCAACACTTACCTCCTCAGGGCACTCCACTATAATTTCATCATGCACATGAGCTACAATGCGGTATTCCTCAAATGCCGCCATGGCATACATCAGAATATCCCTGCTCATGCCCTGCACTATGTTCTCTACAAACTTAGGGCCATAGCTTTCAAGCCGCTCCCACTTCTTTGTGGTACCATTTGAACCTTCATAGGTAACAGACTCACTGCCAAATTTGTTGACTCCCATTTTAGGCTTCACATAAGACAGCCTTCTTCCGCTTGGAAGTTCAATAAAGAGCATACCGCTCTTGCAAATAAACTTAATTCCATGTGTGCTTGTTGTGGTATGCTGGAGGACAGCTTCTTTTACGGCCCTATCAACGGCCCACCAGAAATTTACTATATTTGGATTTGCCTTTCTCCACGCATCCACCAAAGGCTGGAGTTCTTCTTCCTTCATACCTGACTCCAAGGCTCCCATAGCTATAAGAGCACCTACAGACCCGCCATATCCGCAGCTCAAAGTTGCCTGTTTCCCTTTCTGCCTGAGTTCTCCGTTCTTGCCATTTTTTACGACCGTACAATGAAACATTCTTGAAGCCGTAGCACAATAGATATCTTCCCCACGAGCAAAGGTATCCAGCACCCATTGTTCTCCAGCAAGATAAGCCAGCACTCTTGCCTCTATGGCACTAAAGTCAGCCACTATAAACTTATACCCTGCCTGGGGAACAAAGGCTGTGCGGATGAGCTGTGAGAGCGTATCCGGGATGTCATCGTATAAAAGCTCCATTACTTCAAACGGGGCGGCTTTTACAAGCTGCCTTGCTTCTGCAAGGTCGCTGATATGGTTCTGGGGAAGATTCTGCAATTGAATCAGCCGCCCCGCAAAACGGCCAGTCCTGTTTGCCCCATAAAACCTGAACATTCCCCTGGCTCTGCCATCACTGCATACTGCATTTTCCATAGCCTGATACTTCTTTACAGAGGACTTTGCCAGCTTCTTCCTTATTCCCAATACCTTCTGTACATTGGGCGGTGCTGTCGGGAGCATTGCACTTACAGCCTTTTTATCCAGGCTGGTAACCTCCATCCCCTGCTCAATAAGCCAGTCTTTTAACTGCATAACGCTGTTTGGATTCTCGAGGCAGGTTATTTCCTTAATCTCGTTCATCAAAGATTCACGGGACTTGGCATCAAAGGATATTGCATTTTTTGCAAATTCCATATCCACAGCGATACCCCTGTCGTTTATCTGCTGATCAAGCCAAAACTCCTCCCACACAGAATCTGGTACCGGGAACTTTTGAAGCCTGTCCTGTATGGCCATCTCGACCTCTACATCACGGATATTGTATTTCTTGAACCTATCCCACTTATCCTTATCATGCATCGGCAGATTCCGGGTGCGGCCCCCATTGGCCTTAGTAGGCTTGCATGGGACACAAAAATACCTTATAAGCTCCTTACCCTCGGTTATTTTCTGCTGCTCTAATCCCAGCACCGCCCCGGCACCTGCAAGAGACATGGGAAGTCCCATATAAGCACACCATGTCATGGAGCACTTCCACGATACAGGGCTCAGATAGTGTGTAGCAAGCGAATAATGTCTGTGAAGGTACTCGGAAAGACAGATACGTTCAAACTGGCTATTAAACGCCCACTTAGTAATACTCGGGTCAGATAAGGCACTGATTATCTCATCCGGGATTTTCTCCCCTTTGGTGATATCAATGACGGTCACATCAGAGTTATCTACTGAGTAAGCAAACAGCAAGATTTCAAAATTGGGGGACTCCGCATACTTGTAGACACCACATTTTCCAATATCTACATCAGAATACGTTTCCAAATCGATACTGATTGTATTCATATAGCTCCTCCATATAAAGCAAAGCGGTAAAGGATAATCCTCTACCGCCGCCTTCATATAATCATTTATATTCCATATTGGATGCCTTAATTCAGGAAATCTTCATTAGACTCAGTCGCAAAATCGTCCTCAGCACTACTACGACCACCAAGAGGCTCGCCATCCTTAATCTTCTGCAGGTTGTTAAGTCCGCAAGCAATCCCCTTATTGCCGTTCTTGTTATAAGCGTAGAAGTTGATGCTGGCACGGCCATAAACACCACTGTAAACTTCGCTGCGGTCGATAATAGGCTGGCAAGACGCATCTACAATCCCTGGTGGATTTGGGCTGTTAGCATTAACAAAGTAGCTGTTGGCATAGGCCGCATCATCAGGACGCTCAGTATCTCCATCACGAAGTGGTGTTTTTATTGCAGAAAGAGCCGGAACAGTACGGCCATTGCCCTTGAGCTTACCAGCACCTTCGGTATAAGCTGCCTGAATAGCCTTTTCGATTTTCTCAACTGTCTCGGTATCATCCTTTGGGATAATAAGACTTACGGAACACTTAGGAGCACTGCCATTGATTGACTTAGGCTCCCACACATTTGCGTAGCTCCAACGAGTACGCTCACCAGTAATTACCTTCATTGGATTGTTAACTTTTGCCATGATTATTTTTCCTCCTTAAAATCACTGTTCATTGCTTCTCTTTTGTCACTTTCCGGTACCAGGGTAGGTTTACCTGGTGGCTTAGCTACATACTGCCCAATAAGCTCATTGAACTTGGTCTTACCGAGCAGTTTCTCAAGGGCCGTAACGCCCAGGAGTTTCTTTTCAAATGGGTCTTTCCCCAGAGCAGTTACTGCTTCAATGACCGCTTCTTCATTGGAAATCTTACGGTTGGAACGTCCTTCCACCAATTTCCAGCCCTGCCATTCCTTTCCGGCTATGGCCATCTGCAGAGCATAGGCCTTGATATCATTTGCCCAAGATACCAACTCATCGACTTTACCTAATATAACTGCAATCTCCGAATCACTCAGGGTAGGTGGCATCTGGAAATCGTATTGTGCAAGGAGCAGATTAGCCTCGGCTCTCGCCCGGCACTCCTGCTTTGCCTTACAGAACCTGCACCACTGACCGCAGGAATAATCCCCCTCGCCTTTATATGCAAGCTCAGCTCGTGGGTGGAGTTCCTCTTCAGCCCATTGGTATAGAGCATCCTTGCTTATATCAAACTCTGAGATATTTTCTCTGCGTGGCTGGTAGATAACCAGGTGGACAGTATCAATATCATAGATACTGTCAAACATTGCCAAAGCTCCCAATGCATAGCATTTAAGCTGGGGATTATCGGTAGCCGATACAACTAAATTTTTCCCAAATTTAAGGTCAATAATGGTAAGTACACCATCTGCAACTATCAGGGCATCAGCTGTACCGAATCCCTCCGGTACCCAATTAGAAAAATCTACTCTCTGCTCCACCATGATTAATGGGTCCTGGCATTTCTCCTTCGCCATTCTGACCAGTTCCATGACAAGGTCCCGGTAACCATCAGTACAATTTTCCATTTCCTCGTTGAAGTATTTCAGCTTCTTGGTAGGGTTGGTTGCTTTACGCTTAAGTGCTTTAAGCACCTTGTATTCGCCAAGGGCATGTGCTTCTGTACCCTCTGCTGCATATTCACTTGGCTGGTCTTGATAGGACTCTCCCAGCCTGGCTGATGGCGGACAGTGAAGCCACCTTGGAGCAGATGAAGCGGATAATAATGCGTGTCCTTTAACTGGCATTTCCGATTCCCTCCGCTTCTTTAATAAGCTGGTTGTAGTTCTCAGGGTTGATATCTGAGAGCTTCTTGGCACCATGTTTATCAAGAAGGGCTTTAACCTCATCTGATAAACCAGAAGCCGCCTTTTGTGCCAGAACAGCCCGAACTTCTTCCATGGAAATTTGCTTCTCCTCAGATACTTTGTTTTTTTCTTCTTGCCTTAATTCTACTTCCGGCACAGATAAAGCCTCTGCCAAAGCAATCAATACTTCACCACACCGCTTCAGTTCCCGGACAATTGACATTACGTTCTTCTCTTTTGCCATTTGTTTTTTCACCTTCTTTGTTTTCAACTTTGTCTGCCAACATTCTGGATACCACGCTGATGGCAATGAGCACATCACGCAGTTCCCGGTCAATGGTTGCCTCCATAACTAGGTACCTCCTTTCCAAAGGACATCTCTTATCCTTTTCATAAGTACAAGGACAGGAGCACGCTACTTTAGAACCGCTCAAATCATTTTTTCTAAAATTTTTCTGAGCTTTGCTAGCAGCACTGGTTTTCTCTTGTTCACCCCCCGCTGACTCATGCCTACCAACTCACCTATAACGGCATCCTTAAATTCATTGGAAAATAGCTTCATTATTTTCTTATCCCTAGCTAACAGTGAGTCCAATGCCACACGCAATTCAGCCAGCAATTCCTTATTACAAATTATGTTTTCTGGATCTTCTGCCTGACCGTACTCATACTGCATACTGTCGTGGTAATCACCTACAGGCATCACCGCTATTCTCCGGAATTCCTTATGAGATGTGGATTTATCAAAGGATTCCTCTATTGCTTTTTTATTACGTTCTTTTCTCTTTGCCTCGCGCCAATCATCCTGCTTAATTGCACGGTAGACATCTTCAGAAACGATACAATAGCACCCATTTATACCAGTCTTCTCATCTCCATCAAGGTATACGATTTTCTTACCGCTACTGTCAGCCAATCTGTACATCTCATCCTTAGTTATTACACCAAGGTATATGTCATCCATATATACTCTGCACTTTTTCCCCCCATTTTCACTGCGCTGATACAAACCATTCTTGTCTTGTTTTAGCATTGTCTTGTCCTTTCTGCCCGATTGCAGCAGAAGGACGAAGAGATATAATATGGGCCGGTGCTTATAGAAGTACCGGCCTGTAGTGCCTGATTTGGGCATAGGAAATAAAGGGTACTTCTATCACATCCCCACAGAGCTTTCTGTAGGTAATGCCGATATCAGTATCCCCGCGCCCTATAGCTAATCAGGCTGGGAAATATTTTTTTATGTTTCTGACACTTAGCTGAATGCACTATATGTTCTCAACTAAAAGTCAGAGTTTAAATGAGATTGGAGAAACGACAGTTGTCACTCCATAGTTGCTAATTGTGATTATGAACCATTTTTAGGCTTGGTCGGTTCCAAAAAATTAAAACTTTTGCTTTTTCACATAAAAAAATGTTGAATTTGGAACCTCCAACCCAAAAAGTGGTCCAATTTGGACTACTTTTTTTCTATTTGCCAAAAACAAAAACCCGGCAAATAAAGTACTATAAAGTACCTTACTTGCCGGGCTCGTATGTCGGTATGTTGCATCGTGCTCCGTGCTAAGCGGATTTGTTTATTTTTATGTCAAGCATTTTCTTACATTTTGGGCAAGGCTGTTGTATATCATACTTTGCAACCATTCCGTCATGATGCGGCCAAATGAGCATTGATTTCTTAATCTCTTGAGAGCCCGCATCAAACAATCTCCCTCTCTTGCAAACTGGACAAACTACTGAGTTTATATTTTTCATCTATTTTCCTCCCCCAGGTATTTTTAGTTAGGATTAGTTACCACTCTTTTAATATAACACTTTATTAATAAAGTTACAAGCAGTTTTTATTTAATGTAATATGCAATATCTTTTGTAATACTTAATATTTTTCACATTGTTTCATTTTGTCTCGTTTTGTTTCATGTTGTTTCATTATGAAAAATATTTAAAACGGAATTTCATCATCGGAAACAACACCAACAACATCGTCCTCCAGGTCTCCATTCATAAAGGCATCAATCGCATACATAACATCCTTATTTAATTTTGGATGCTTCATTCGGTCCTTTACGGTTGCAAAAAGCGTCTCCAAAAGAGGTGCCAGAGGAGTATCATCTTGAGAAGTAAACAAGAATTGCCGTCCATTAAACGGAATAGAAATCCATGCTTCTTTTGCATATGGGGCAGAAAAGTCGTTACCACTTCCACATGCCTCAATATCCATTAAATAAAGTCTTGTACCGTTCTTAAGCCTAAGATTAAAACAATCACCAGCAATAGATGTTTCACGGCCAAACGATTTTGAATTAAAAACAATACGAGTTACTTCGTTAGGATAAGCAGAGCCATTCTCCTCACGGAAGGTTTCAAAACTAAACAATGGATGTTCTATGTCACCATCACGATCTACATCAATGTGATTAAGATCATCTACAGTTTCTCTAACCCAATCCAGCTTATCTGCAAGTGTATCCTCTTTCAACTTATCAAAAAATTTAGCAATATATTGTTCTGTTGGAGTTAAATCAGTAAGATCGACAGAAATCAAAGTGTCAATACTTACATGAAGCAATTTTGCAGCGGAAACAACAAACTCCACACTTGGTTCGGCAGTGTTTCCCTCTTTTTCTAATCGCGACATATACCCTAGACGGACACCTGCTTCACGTTCAATTTGGCCAATCTTAACATCGTTATTCTTACTGATAAGCTCACGAATATTTGAGAAACAAACTTTTTTGTCGAAATTCTTATAATCCTCAAGTAGTTTTTTCAAGGAAGAAATAAGCTGACGTACCTTATTGAGCTTCTTAGCTGATACATCATCATCCTGTTCACCAGAAGTTATAGCAGCATCGAGGTCTATTTCATCATTTATTCTAGTTTCCTCTTTCTCAAGTTCTTCAAGCCGGTCGATTAATTCCTCTTTGGTGTAATCAAAAAACTCCGCGAATTCAATATCACTTTCCATCTCTTCTAAATCCATAGCAGTCATCCCCTCGTATCATTATGCAATAATAGTACATTTTTTATAATCATTTGTCAATATATGCAAAAATTTTATTTGACATTTTGTTTTTTGCATTTTACAAATATTTTTTCATCTATTTTTCATATTTGCATATACGTAAATTTTTTTGTCCAAAAATAAAAAGCAGCCCGAAGGCTGCTTTAATACCTCTATAGGTATATCTCTTGATACAATCAATCTCTATACTTCTTGAAATTCTCAGCTTGCTCCAGCACCTCTTTATATGCTTCATCAATTGCAACAGGTGGGTACCCGTTGTCATCAAGAACTATAATGAGGTCGGCCTGGAGTTCTGCCTTTATATCATCACGGGTGAAACAATCGGCATACTTGGATTTATCATCAACAATCTTCTTGATTTCCTGGGCCAAGAAAATCATTTTATCATGCGGATATTCGAATCCGAACTTCTTGGCCACAGCATCCAAAATATCATAAAATGCCTTTTCCTCGAAATTTATCCCCATATTTTCGTATGAGTTTTTCTCTGCTTTCAGTTGCTGTAACAAATCAGCCAATTGGTCAGCCACATCTCCAAGTACTTCATTGGCAAATGCCTCATCTCCGCTACGGTCATTATAACTGTTAACGACCTGCTGCAAACGCTCTGAAAACTCAACGCCTTTAATCTTGTTTACCTTTTTAAATTCCTCAATAGCCTGAGACAATAGCTTTTGCAGTAGCTTAATCTTAGTATTAGGGAATTTAATATGCGAAATTCTGTCCATGTATTCATCAGAGAACAGGTCAATGGACACATTTTTCCCGGCTGAGAACAATTCCTCTATTCCATCTGATAAGATAGCTTCTTCCACCATTTTCTGAACATGAGCATTCATTTGGGAGATATCCGGGGCATCACCCTTGGTCAACTTAAACAAAATAGAGCGAATGGCTATATAAAAATGAATCTTATCCCGCTCATCATCTGTTATATCTTCACTGGAGGTGCAAAGGCTAAACGCCTGCTTTAGTCTTTTGACCGCTGCCATAAACCGAAGTTCCAAATCTTCAGTCATTTGAACATACTCTACGGCTCTATTAAGACAGTATAGCTGTTCTTTAGGTGATCCTTTGAAATAGTCACTCGCATTAAAAGAGTAGAACATTTTGTTAAGTACATCCAGTTGATCCTTAACAATAGTTACAGACTGCTCTATCCCCTCAAAGGAACCTCCTTGGAAATTGGTATACTTAGCCAAAGCATTATTCATGTTTTTCCTTATACCAATATAATCAACAATAAGCCCCTTGTCCTTTCCGGCATAAACCCGGTTAACACGAGAAATGGTCTGTATAAGAGTATGCTGTTGGATAGGCTTATCAATATAAATAGCATCAAGGAAAGGTACATCAAAACCAGTTAGCCACATATCGACAACAATAGCTATTTTAAAATTCGACTTGATATTTTTAAACTGCCTATCCAGTTCCTTCCTATCTTCCTTTTTTCCCAGCTTATTAAATAGGTCGGGTTCATCGTCCTTATTGCGTGTCATTACCATACACACTTTTTCTATAGGTTTTAACTCCTTAGCTTCTTTTTCGGAAAGTTTAATACCATCAGGGGCAAGTGCCTTCTTTCCCCATTCAGGACGAAAATCCAATAAAATCTGGTACAACTGGAAAGCAATTTTACGATTTGCACATACAAACATAGCCTTGCCAGCTACAGTTGCACCTTCCTCAACTCGTTTTTCATAATGTTCAATAAAATCCTTGGCAACGGCATTTAGTCTATCAGGATCCCCCAATATTGCCTCTAAATGAGCAACTGCCTTTTTACTTTCTTCTATTTGGTATTCATTGGCACCTTCTTCTGCACAACGAGAATAGTATTCCTCAATCTCCTTTACCTTGGAGCTGTCCAAGATAACCTTAGCCGCACGTCCCTCATATACCAAATTAACTGTTATGCCGTCTTTAACGGCCTCAGTCATAGTATAAGAATCTACCACCTCACCAAATACATTGATTGTGGCATCGATAGGGGTTCCAGTGAATCCCACATAAGTTGCATTCGGTAAAGAATCATGCAGATGCTTAGCAAAGCCATACTTTTTCTGTACGCCTGTTTTTGTGACTACAACTTTTTGGTCCAAATTGACCTGAGAGCGATGTGCCTCATCAGAAATGCAGATAATATTGCTACGTTCGGAAAGCAAAGAAATATCCTCAGAAAATTTCTGTATAGTTGTAAGGAAAACACCGCCACTCGTCCGGCCATTCAGTTCATTACGCAATGCATCCCTGGAACTAATGCTAACCACCTTTTCGTCACCAATAAAAATTTTAGAAGCTGTAAATTGCCCAGAAAGCTGGTCATCCAGATCAGTCCTGTCAGTGATGATTATGATAGTAGGGCTATGAAAATGTGAATCCTTCATAATCATACGGACAAGAAATAGCATTGTATAACTCTTGCCGCAACCCGTAGCACCAAAATAAGTACCACCCTTACCATCTCCAACTGGCTGCATATGAAGTTTTATATTATCCAATAGCTTAGTTGCAGCAAAAAATTGAGGGTAACGACACACTATTTTTAATTCCTTGTGTGACTGGTCAGGGAAATAAATAAAATTCTTCACTACAGATAGCAGTCGATCCTTGCGGAATAACCCCTGAACCATTGTAACTAAAGAATCAATACCGTCCAAGTCATTGTCTGTAGGCTCTACCTTTCGCCATGCATAGAAAAAATCATACGGACTAAACAGGGAACCATATTTATTGTTTACTCCATCACTAATAACTACGAACGCATTGTAAATGAACAAGTTTGGAATATCCCTTTTGTAACGAACTGTAAGCTGGGTATATGCGTCCATAATGGTAGTATTTTCATTTGACGCCGTCTTAAATTCAAGCACCACCAATGGTAATCCATTTACATATACAATTGCGTCAGGAATGCGAGTCTGCTCATAGCCTTGTATCTCCACCTGGTTCACTATTTTAAAAATATTGCTATCTGGCTCCTCATAGTTTATCAGACTGACATAAATATCTTTTTGACTACGGTCATTACGAGTAAATATAAATCCGTCCATCAAAAGCCTAATGAACGCCTTATTGGCTTCATATAAAGAACCAGAAATAGCATTTATTTTATGGATTATAGCTTCAATCTCTCCGTTAGTTAAACCATCAGAACTGTACCTAGTTGCCAAGTATTGCCTAATATCATCTTCCAGTAAAACGACAGACTTATCCCTATGTATATCCGTACCAGGTAAATAGGTATAATTTTCTTCTTTAAAAAGTTCTATTATAGAATTTTCCAAGGCTTGTTCATTGAATTTCATACGCTCACACTCCTTTTCAATTGTATCTGAAACATGAGGGTATATTAAATGATAATTTAGAAGCTACAATACAAGCAATATTTACGGAATTTTACATGAGAAACTGTCATATCCAGTGCCAGTTATCAGATTTATGTACCTTGTGTTCAAGTAAGCGGGTTTTTGCTGATGATTATGTTGATAATGGTATTCCATTTTATCGTGGAGGCGAAATAACGCTAAAACAAAAAGGGCAGCCTGTTAATGATCCTTTATTTATATCAGATGCTCATTTTAAAGAACTTAAAGAAAAATATGGAGCACCAATTAAAGATGATATTTTGATAACTGCTGTTGGAACAATAGGAAATAGTTATCTTGTTGATCGTGAGAATTTTTATTTTAAGGATGGAAATATCATTTGGCTCAAAGACTTCTCCAAATATGAATATAGGTTTTTTATATATGACTTTATGCAATCTAGTTTATTTCAATCTTCTCTTGAAGCAATTAGCATAGGTTCTACACAAACAGCATTAACCATAGCAGCACTTTCTGATATAAAAGTTTTGGTACCAATTTTTGACAAACTTAAAAGCTACGCTAAACAAAGTTCGATGATTCGTAAAAATATACAACAAAATAATATGGAGTTAGAAGAATTACACCATATGTCCGAATTTATTTTGTCATCATTAAACCGCTAAATTATCATTTATCTTTTGTTTAAGCTTAATTCGGTCATCTATTATACGACTATATCTCACCAACTCTTTTTGCCGTTCCATTGAAGGTAAATCTATAGGGTATTCAGCAATATTAGCATACCTACAATACTCCCGCACTGACCCCGACCCAACAAAAGCGCAAAAACGTCTAAAGTTATCAGTTTTTACAATCATTTGAAGATAATCCGGTAAAACCAAGCTGCTCTCTTTCACATAAAAAATTTCATAAAGTGACGAACAAATAGCTTTATCATAATTATCATTTAATGCTATTGAATTAAGCTCCATTCTGGCGGGATTAAAAATAAAATCGTTATGATACAGGACATTGTATATTGAAATATCTGCTTCCTGCTGTTTGGGAGGTATTATTCCATCCTTGGAGACACCACATATTGGTAATTCCCCACCTGAATATTTTTCTCTTCGTTGTTCTGTCAAGTCTCCCAATTTATAAATCATCGTAACACCTCATGATATATATTTTCTATGTGCCAGTTTAACATTACTTTGCTTAACCATTGCATATTGTAAGGTAGTATCTATTCTCTGATGCCCAAGAAGCTTCTGGAGTTGCTCAATGGGCATCCCCTTATCTATAGCCATAGTGGCTAGTGTTCGTCTAAATTTATGTGGATGAACCTTATCCACTCCCAAATTCTTCCCTAAATTTCGCAATCTCACCTCAATTCCGCCTATATTCATACGATTGTATGGAGCATTAAGGCTGACAAACAATGCCACATTATCATCAACTCTACTATCAAGATATTTCTGAAGATGCATTTTTGTGCGAGCGTCAAAGTACACCACTCGTTCCTTATCGCCTTTACCCAAAACAATACACTCACGTTCGTTAAAATCTACATCATCACGATTTAGATTTACCATTTCTCCCACACGCATACCAGTTGAGGCGAGCATATCTATCATAGCCAAATCCCGTATTTCTCTGCACCCATCCCTCATACATTCCAAATCCTCGTCAGAATAGGTTTCCTTTACAGTTTTAGCCGTCTTGACCTTATGAATACGCCGCACTGGGCTTTTTATTATATAATCCTCATCTTCCAGCCAGCTAAAAAAAGACGATAATATACGCCTAATATTATCAATAGTAACCTTGCTGGAATTGTGTCTGCTCTGATAATCTGACAAATACCCCCGCAGGTCATCAGTAGTAATATGTTTTACACTTTTCTCAAGCATTTCAAGCATCTTTCGTATTGTATTCTCATAATATGAAAGGGATTTGGGTGAGCAACCTTCGATACGCTTGGCTGCAAGAAAACAATCAACATACTCTATTTCATCATCCTGAAGTTGTCCACTTTCCTGAACATCGTAATTACCTAAGCAAACGCATAATGTACTATGTAACACCTGCAACTGACTGTTATCAATTACTTTTAACATTTGCTGTTCAATATCCGCTATAAGTTTCTCTTTCATCATTCGCCCTCCAATCATAATTAGAGAACGAATTTCATAGGCTTTCTATTAAGTGGCTGTCACCATTACCAAATGAAGTAAAATGATAATTTAG